ATCATGAAGGTGTCCGACAACCCGGATGCTGTCTGGGACTTTGTAGGGGCAGATTTCAAATGACCTATTCTAATCTGAAAATAGCTGGCTGGGCCACCGTCTTCGAAACTGTGGATGATGGTGCAGAAATGGTGGTGGCCGGTGCCTTCAAACGCGATCTGGAAGAATTCAACTATAGGTCGATGCTTCTGGGACACGATCAGACCAACATCATCGGTCGATGGGACTTGATGCAGGAAACCAGCTTTGGCTTGTGGGTCGAAGGCGTGGTGTTTGATGAACACGTTGCGCATCTGGTCAAGTCGCATGCCTTGCTGGGTCTGTCTATTGGCTACAATGCCCGGAAGACCGGCGAACCGCGTGAAAACGGCATTCGTCGTCTGGAAGACATCAACCTGAAGGAAGTGTCGATCACACCTGTTCCCATGAACCGGCTGGCAAAGGTCATGTGGACAGATCAGTGGAAGTCTGGTCCATCCAAGGCCCTGCTGAAGTGTCAGGTCGGTGGATCGACCCATGCGACCGTGGTGACCAACAAGGATCGGTCATTCAAGATGGAAGGTCAGGAATATCGCGGTGATCAGAAATTGCCGGGTGAAAGCGGGGTGCTTTACTGATGAAGATCACACCACGATCAGACAAGGTGATCACCGGGAAGCCAAAGGTCGGAAACGTCTATCTGGCTGGCGGTGGCCGTCGCAATTCGACACACTATTGGGTGGTGGTCGGGATGACAGAAAGCAGGTCCACACTTTACATGTTGGGCTTCACCAAACTTGGAATGGTCAGTTCAACTGCCAGCTATAATGCCCACGCCTTCGAAGATCGTCGGATTGTGGGGAAGGTGGACATGGGCGACATGGATGCAATGGAAGTGGAATGGTTTTGATGGCTTTCAACGGACACAGAAAAGGGTTCCGGGTGTCAAATCACCTGCAACTGAAATCGGTTGCTTTCCTGAAAAGCAAGTTAAAACGGTTGCGCACCGATAATGCAACAGATGTCAAGGTGGCAAATGTGATCCTTGGCATTCTCAAATCAAGAGGGGAACGGATATGACCGAAACACTTTGCCAGCGGATGATCCCTGATCAGATGATCGAAATCGTCCACGCGAACGCCAACTTTGGTTCTATGGCCAAGCGTGATGTGGTGGATGAAGGCGTCCTGAAATACGCTTTCGGATACAGCACCGGCCACACGCAAAAGCAAATCCTTCTGGAACACGGCTTGATCATCAGGACATCCCGGAACCGGGTTGGTGAACTGTCGGCCAAGGGCAAGAAATACTTCCGGGCCATGTTTCGTGGAACCACGATGGCCGAACTTCTGACACTGCGAAAGGATTGATCATGGGCTGGGCTGTTGGCGAAGATACGCGCTTTGGAATGGAACGTGATATTGGCTATGGTGTCCCGGCGATCTGCGATCATCCGGGGTGTGGGAAACCAATCGACCGGGGCCTTGGATACGTTTGCGGCGGTGATGTCTATGGTGGCGATGACGGCTGTGGGCTGTTCTTCTGTGGTGAACACCTGTCGCATCGCATTGAAGATGAAGGCACCAAGGATGAACACTGGACCCCGGCCCTTTGTGATCGGTGCCACGAATATGAACCCCATTTCGATCTGACACCAGACGTTCACGAATGGATATTGTGGAAGGCTTGCCACCCCAGCTGGAAGGCTTGTCGGATGCTAAATCCGGGTTGGTGTCGGTCAAACGTCACTTTGGGCTTCTGGTTGCTGCGACAGTATTGGATGATCTGGGACGCGGGTCGCTGGTTCTGGGAACCGGGTCGGTTGTGGCGGATGAAGGGCTTGTGGTCCCATATCAGACGAAAAATGGGGATGTGATGGCCCAATATGGACACACGTCAATATGGGTCGATCTGAAAAGCCCAACAAGATCAGGGACTTCGAAGGAATATGGCGGTTAGTATGGTTTGACCCCCCAAATTGCTTTCATGCGAAGCATTTGTCATGTGTCAAATGGTATAATATCTATACTTCTATATCTTCAATATTGAAGAAAGAGGTAAATAAGGAAGTGGCTGAAATGAAACGATAAAATCCAACGGTTTTCTGATATTGATGTTTTACGTTTCATCAATACTGAAACGAAACCCCCATATTCTTTGATGATGCCTCTTGCCTTTGGGCTTTAGATCACGCAAATGTCCCATAAGCACCTTCGCACATGCGTGCGGGGAATAGGACCATGTGGTCCTGATCAGGAAAGGGGATTGCTGCATGGGCAGGAAGCCGACATCGAAACGAGACATAGACCACCGTGCGTTGTCCATTGAACGTGATGAAATTCCGTTCGACGGCGACAGTTCCAAACACACTGGCATCATGGCCGACACTTCAAAGCTGACCGACGCTGAAGTGAACGACAACCCGCTGTATTGGCGGGAACGGATCAAGCGTGCCCGTGGTGTGTCTTTCGATGATGCAGCCAAGGTCGAATTCCTTGAAGCCCTTCGCCTGTCTGGCAAGATCGTGATCGCATGCAAGCATTGCGGCATTGATCGTCGCACGATCCTTCGTCATCGGGAAAAGGATGCTGAATTTGAAACAGCCGTCGATCTGATGATGGAACTGCATGCGATGGACATCGTTCAGCGTCTGGAAACAGATGCGTTGGAAGGTTTCCACAATGATGTTTACAACATGAAGACTGGTGACGTGATCGGAAGCAAGCTGACCATGGAAACACCATTGCGTGTCGCACTGCTGAAACGCTTCGATCCTGAATATAAGGATCGTTCGCAAGTGGACATGAACGTGGGTGGCAAGGTCATTGCCATGCCGCCTGAAATGTCGAACGATGAATGGGATGTCGCAGCTGAAGCGGCATTGGATCGTATGCGTGAAGTCGCCAAACAACGTGAAGCGGAAGAAGCCCTTGAAGACTGATCAACAGCTGGCTGAAGATTTCTTTGGCGTCCCATATGAAAACATCTGCTGGGTGCCACAGTTCGGATCGCAACGCGACTTCCTTCGCTGTCCAATCTTTGAAGTTCTGTTCGAAGGAACACGGGGTCCGGGGAAGACCGATGCCCTGCTGATGGATTTCGTCCGGGATGTCGGCAAGGGCCACGGTCCTGCATGGAAGGGAATTCTGTTTCGCCAGACCTATAAGCAGCTGACCGATGTCATTTCCAAATCCAAGAAATGGTTCCTGCAGATGAACCCACGTCCGGTGTTCAACGCATCGGAACACTTCTGGACATGGCCTGATGGTGAACAGCTTCTGCTTCGCCAGTTCAAGCGCCTTGATGACTACCACAACTATCACGGCCACGAATATCCGTGGATCGGCTGGGAAGAACTGACCAACTGGGCCACCCCGGATGGATATCTGAAGATGTTTTCGACATGTCGGACATCGACACAAGGTGTGCCAAAGCGGGTGCGTGCAACCACCAACCCCTATGGCCCCGGCCACAACTGGGTGAAGCACCGCTTCCAGCTTCCGGCCCGTCGATATAAGCCGATCAGGGACAGCCGTGATCAGGATGGGAAACTGGAACCACCCCGTGTTGCGATCCATGGCTATATCGAAGAAAACAAAATCCTTCTGGATGCTGACCCGGACTATAAGCGCACCATTCGTGCATCTGCTTCCAGTGAAGCGGAACTGCAGGCATGGCTTTATGGATCATGGGACATCGTGGCAGGCGGCATGTTCGATGATGTCTATTCGGCCAATCACAATCTGGTTCAACCATTCGACATCCCGCCAACATGGCGCATTGATCGATCCTTTGACTGGGGATCATCCAAGCCGTTCAGCGTTGGCTGGTGGGCACGATCTGACGGGTCCGATGTCCGGCTTCGTGATGGCACGATCCGATCCACTGTGAAGGGTGACCTGTTCCGGGTGGCCGAATGGTATGGCTGGAACAAGAAACCAAACCAAGGTTTGCGGATGACTGCATCCGACATCACCAAGGGGATCATCGAACGGGAACTGCTGTGGGGCTGGCGTCATGGGAACCGATCCCGTGTCAAGGCCGGTGTTGCGGACAGCGCGATCTTCACCATGCAGGATGCGCACAGCATCAGCGGTTCCATGGCCAAGTCCGTCCGGGTCAACGGCCAGAAGTTCAAAGGCATCCAGTGGCACGCCGCTGACAAGTCACCCGGTTCCCGGAAGGCTGGCTGGTCGGTCGTGCGCGAATGGTTCAGCAATGCACATCCAGCTGAAGACGAACACGGGAACCCAACACCCCGCGAATATCCGGGGCTGTTCATCTTCGACACGTGCGAACAGTTCATCCGAACCGTCCCTGTCCTACCCCGCGATGAAAAGGATCAGGATGACGTGGACACCGATGCTGAAGACCACATAGCTGATGAAGTGCGCTATAAAGTGCGTTCAGTCGGCAAGGTATCCAAGCACGGCAAAACAACTGGGGATTATTAAGATGAAATCACTGATCATGGTTCTTGACACCGCACACAAAGCGCTGGTGAAGATCAACGACACGTCCGGGACAGACGCCACGGTTCGTTTAGAATACCTGATTGGGTGGTGGCTGATTGGTGTCGATAATTAGGGGTTGCGTTATGTTCAACAACGTGTATTGTTGTTGAACATAGAAAAGGATCGAACTAATGCTTATCACCTATCTTTTCAAAAATCGCTTCAGCATGATGGATGCAGTGGCCATGTCTTTGGTTGCCAAGATGCACGCCCAGAATGAATGGAACGTGGTTCAAATGCTGATTGCCATCTTGGTCGGCTTCATGGTTGTGGCCTTTCTGGAAGCGATCCTGAAATGACCGACATCAACCACGGACCAGCTGTCACCGACCGATGCGTTGGACACAAGAACCCTGAATTCGATTATCCTGCACGGTTTGAAGGCCGCGTTCCCAAGACCATCAAGATGATCAAGGGTGCACAGACCGATGTCTTGTTTGGTTTGGCGAATGGCAAAGACCTGAAATGCGCCAAGGGTGAAGAATACCCGGCATGGACCAACCGCCATGGCGCTGTGTCAGCAATCCTTCCCGATGGTGACAAGCTGGGCCTGTATCCATCGGAATTCGAAGTGGTTGATTGGATTTATCCTGAAGCGTAAAATCTGCATATTTACTGCACAGCGTATGGGGAACTTATCATGAAGCATAAAACCACATGCGCTGTGATCGGTTGCACCCGGTATCGCAACATTGAAGCAACCGATCAACAGAAGACGGTTCATCTATGCCGTGAACATTGGATGGGATTGCCCAAAGCCCAGCGGCTTGAAATGAACAAAGCGTTCAGAGTATCGGACGCGGAACCCACCCGGTTCAACATACTGAACACCATCCGATTGTGGGAAGCATGTGTTGACCGCGCCATCCAAAATGAACTAGGGATTGCATCACCGCCTGATGTTGGGCTATAACCCCAATCAACTTCCACAGGAAACGAAGCATGGCCACAGCAAATTCCAAGACCAGTTCAAACGACCTTTCCGCAAAGCATCCGCAGTGGACGAAACAGTCTAAGCGGTGGGATTTGATGCAGGTTTCCTATGAAGGGGAAGACTGTGTGAAGGAAGCTGGTGTCGAATACCTACCTCCAACCAGCGGTATGGTTAAGGACGGATTGAAGAAAGGCCAAGACGGCGAAAAGCGGTATGAAGCCTATCTTCAGCGTGCCGTTTATCCCGATCTGGTGTCCGATGCTGTGGAAGCTATGATTGGTGTGATGCATCGAAAGCCCCCAGTGATCGAAGTTCCCAAGGCCATGGAACCGATGCTGGAATCCCTGTCGAACGAAGGCGAAAGCGCTGACCTGTTCCTTCGCCGCGTCAACACCGAACAGCTGACCACTGGCCGTCTTGGCATGCTTCTGGATTTGCCGGAAGGTGCAACGCTGGATCAGCCCCGTCTTTACGTCGCCATGTATGGCGCACATGCCGTGTCCAACTGGGACAAAGGTCGCCGGGACATGGAAGGCATCTACAACACCCAGCTGGTTGTGCTGGACGAAACCGAACAGGTTCGTGATGACAGCTTCGCATGGGACGAAGTGGAAAAATACCGCGTCCTGTCTGTCCACCAGTCAGTCGATCCTGATGATCCTGAAGCAGCTGGACCAGAAACCTATCACGTTGGTGTCTTCGCTGAAGATGGCAACGGACTGACATTCGTGAAGTCTGACATGATCGCACCGAAAGTGCGCGGCCAGACACTGCCCCAAATCCCGTTCGTCTTTGTGAACAGCAAGGACAATCTGCCCGACACTGACAAACCGCCCCTTCTGGGTCTGGCCAACATGTGCATGACCATCTATCGCGGCGAAGCTGACTATCGGCATTCGCTGTTCATGCAGGGTCAGGACACACTGGTCCGTGTTGGTTTTATTGATGACGATGAAGAAGATGCGCGGACAGGTGCTGGATCGGCAATAGACGTTCCGATTGGAGGTGATGCTAAATATATTGGAGTATCTTCCCAAGGTCTTCCTGAAATGCGAATGTCGTTGGAAAATGACAAGAAGGCTGCATCCCAAAAAGCTGGCCAGCTGCTGGACACCACATCCCGTGCCAAAGAAAGTGGTGATGCACTGAAGGTGCGTATCACTGCCCAGACCGCGACCCTTGTTCACATCGCGCTTGCTGGCGCTGCTGGGCTTGAACGCACATTGCGCATGGCTGCTGAATGGATGGGCTTGAACCCTGAAGAAGTGTCCGTTGTCCCGAACCTTGACTTCGCTGATGATGAATTGGTCGGCAAGGAAATCGTTGACTGGTTGACAGCCAAGTCCCTTGGTGGTCCAGTATCACAGAAGACGATCCACAATTTGATGCGCAAACACGAAATCACAGAACTGACACTGGAAGAAGAACTGGATGAGATTTCGAAAGAAGTCCCACTGATTGACACCACCCCCGATCCTGAAGACGATCAGGATGATGACGAACCGGAACTGGACGCCGATGGCAATCCGATTGTCGAAGACGAAGACGACGATGAAGAAGACACCTGATGGCAACGGCCAACGAAGAATTCCTTGATGCCATGATCCGCCATCAGATTTTCCTGATGCGATTGTCTGGCGGTGTTCGCAACGATATTTTCAAATTGCTGGAAGCTACAGAAGCCGACATGAAGGCGGAAGTTCTTCGTCGCCTTAAGAACATCGGTGATGGTGGGCTGACCCCCGGCAACGTCCAGAAGATGCAGGCGCTGATCAAAGTGCTTCGCTCTATGCGACAAGCTGCATGGAAGCAGGCTGAACAAGTCTGGATTGACGAAATGCTTGATCTGGCCAAATCGGAACCAGTGTTCGTGGCTGGCCTAACCAAGACGGTTTCACCTGTCACCCTATCCCTTGATCTTCCAACCACGCGACAGCTTCGCGCCATCGTCACATCCCGGCCATTCGAAGGTCGGACGATGCGACAGTGGGCACGATCTCTTGCAACCACTGACTTGCGACGGATCGAAGATGCGATCAAGATCGGCCTTGTCCAAAACCTGACCAACCAACAGATTGCCAGTCGTGTTGGTGCGGCTGCAAACATCAGCAAGAACAATGCAGCGGCCATCACCCGGACAGCTGTGAACCACGTCGCCAATCAGGCGAAGCAGGACTTCTTCAAGGCCAATTCGGTTTCCTTTGGTAAGGAAATGTATGTCGCCACCTTGGACAGCAACACAACAGCCATTTGCATGTCTCTGGATGGGAAGATTTTCGAAACCGGCAAGGGACGCATTCCACCTGTCCACTTCAACTGTCGGTCGATCCGTGTCGCGATTCTAAACAACGAAATCCTTGGCAACCGGCCCATGAAGCCTGTCACTGAACGCGGCCTGCTTCGCGAATTCACGAAGAAGGAAGGCATCCCAACCGTGACCAGTCGTGGTGCATTGCCGCGCGGCTATCGCGGTGCGTTCGACAAGTTCGGACGACAGCGGACCCGTGAACTGGTGGGCACAGTGCCTGCATCCGTCAACTATCAGACCTTTCTGACTCGGCAATCAACTTCTTTCCAGAACGATGTACTTGGCAACACCAAAGGCCGTTTGTTCCGCAAAGGTGGATTGACCGTGGACAACTTCGTCAATAGGGTCGGGGATGAACTAACACTGTCGCAACTTGCCCGCCGCCATGCAGATGCATTCACAGCGGCTGGCCTTGACCCGGAAGACTTCCTTTGATGCAAAAAGAAAGTAAAAATCTTTATGATCTTACTTCAATGTGCTTTGTCAGGGCTTCAATATGCAATGCAATGTCTGAAGGTCTGACAATTGAAGATTTGTTTGCATGTGCTGAGAATGCGAAAACACCTGAAAAATTTGATGAAGCTGTAAATATTTTAGTCAGGTTAAAGAATGGTTAATTGGTTGTGCTTCCGGCCCAGTGTGTGGATCAACATCAACCTGATGGGCGGTAAACCTGATCAACCGGTCAGCGCACGTGTATGGATTGAAAACTGGTCCAAGACAGAACGCATCCTGAACTTCCTATGCTGGCCATATGAAAGCAACCATTGCCGAAAGGCATATGATCGATATATGGAACGCATGAAATGATCAAGATCGTCTTCAGCAGCGTTTCCTTGTTCAAGCCGGGGGAAGAAGCCACAGGGTATGTGATCCAAACGTGGTGCCCAGAACCCGGCGAACACAACGGCTGGCACTACCTGATCAACCCGAAGTCAAACAGCTTCTTCCAATGGGATCAGGGTATGACGCTGGCAAAGAAGATTGCTCTTGCCGGGGAGATTGACCCGACGAAGTGGCATCGGGACTATCCATCCGATGATTGGGATGCATGGGAACGGCAACAGCAATCCAAGCCTTCAGATCAGAACGACTGATGTCATCACACGGATCATCCATGTCGGTCCATCGCGTCTTGCATCATCGGTGACACACAGTCCCGTGTGTCTGCATTCCTGAAATACCAGCCAGCGCCATCACACATGCTGCAAGCGCACGGTTGCTTTTCGATGCAGAAGCAATCGACCACCATCCACGGCACGTGAACGTCCGCTTCGTCTGGTTTGGGCTGTTGGTTCCATTCTTCAATCTGGTCTTGGGTCAACATAGTTGGGTTCCTGATCTGCAGTTCGAACATCTGGTGGATCATATCAGAATTGATCGCATGATCCCCTATCCGGGCCTGAAAACTACCACATTTGATCACTTCAGGTCCAGCAATGATTGCGGGAAGCCGGGGCAATATCGCGAATGATGCTGTCCCGGCTATGTCAACGAAAATCGTCATTGTTGCCAGCCCAATCGAAATAAACGAAGCGACCGTTGGTCTTTTCGATCCGCATGGCGATGTGGATGAATTCTTCCACTTCGTGTTTGCAGTCGGGGCCGCATTCGTGGCTATAAACGGACATGTCAGGAAGCGGATCGGCCACCAGCTTCAGCTGGAACATGCCCCAGAACTTCCGGGATGTCATGTCGATCATGTAGCTGTCCCACTGGACGGCCTTGCGGATCGCGGCCCATGCGAAGTGGGACAGTTCCACCTGATGACCTGCATCGTCGCCGGTCGCGAAGTCTTCCCGCACGGCTTGACCACGAAGGTCCATCAGTTCCTTGAAGATGTCAGGTTCAAGCATCGTCAATCGCCTTCCGTGCGCGACGTGCACCTTCTTCCATGCGCGACTGAAGGGACTTGCATGGGGTCACCATGTGTTCACCGATCAGGCCGATCAATTCTTCAGCGTAGTATTGGGCCACGTGTTTCGCCTGATCAAAGAACATGTCTTCAATTTCATACCGCATGGCGACACGAACAACCATGCTGTCACGCATGTTGCCGTCCAGAACCCGCCAACCTTCAGGGACTGGTTCACCGACAGGAAGACGGCCTTCCTGATAGAAGACATCGTTCGATTTAGGTTCAAAGGGATCGCCCTTGATCAGCTGGCTGCTGATGTACTTCACGCTTTCGGGTCTTTGCTGCATCCGGGTCATTTTGATCTGTCTTTCTATATCGTTTCACGTTTTTGATCTATCATTGCAGATCAGTTTTATACTCTGCAGCGTATATTTCCTTTTTATACGCTGCAGAGTATATTTTGATTACCAGTCGAACCCGACCGTGGATGCACCCTTCTTCCAATCTGCAGCAGCGGTGGAATGGTTCATCACGCTGTCCTTGAAGTCGAAGTGCTTGACGTTGTTCACCAACATGATGCTGGCCGCTGTTTCAGGCATTCCACAGATCAGATGAACTGTGGTGTCGTTGCGGGTTTCAATGTCGATGGTGAAGCCAACTTCTTCGTCATACCCAAGGCGGATAAACTTGGCGCGGATGAATGGGTTCATGTTTTTGATCCTTTTCTGTTTCAGTGATGAACATATAGCAACTGATTGAACATATCACAACCCTAAATCGTGCCTATTGCACAAATACCTTGTTTCTGCCATAAATCCGGGGCTTGCCCATGGGGGCCGGTGTCCATGTGGACCACACAACTTGAAAGGAAATGAGCCATGAAACTGAAGGCCATTTACAAAACCCAAGACGACATTCCTGAACAGTATCGCGACCTTTACACCGAACGGAACGATCAGTGGGAACTGACCGGCATTGAAGGTGTCAAGACGCAAGCCGATGTTGAACGTGTTCAGCAAGGCGCTGCACAGGAACGTGCCGACCACACTGAAACGAAAGCCAAGCTGAAGGTCTTCACCGATGCATTTGGCGACCGTGATGTGAAAGAAATCAATGCCGATCTGGATCGCATCCCTGAACTGGAAGCGAAGGCGACCGGCGAAATCGACCAAGAAAAGATCGACACCTTGGTTGATGCCCGTGTCAAGCGCGAAACTGCACCACTGCAGCGCCAGATTGACGATCTGACCAAAACCAACGGCGAACTGACCACTGAAAATGATGGCTTCAAGGCTTCGAACACCAAGCGTTCGATCCATGATGTTCTTCGCACAGCTGGCACAGATGCCAAGATGCAACCCCAAGCCATGGACGATCTGCTGATGTATTCCGGCGAATTCGAACTGGACGCTGATGGCGTGCCGGTCACGAAAGCTGACAGCATTCTTGGTGCTGGGATGATGGCTGATGCCTTCGTCACAGGCATGAAAGAAAAGCGTCCGCATTGGTGGGGTCCATCTGAAGGTGGCGGCGCTGGTGGCAACCTTGGTGGCGCGAACACGGGCGACAACCCGTTCAGCCACAAGAACTGGAACCTGACCAAGCAAGGCGAACTGGTCAACAAAGACCGCGCCAAAGCGGAACAGCTGGCCAAGCAAGCTGGAACCACAATCGGTGGTCCACGTCCCGCCGCGCCTGCAGCCACATAGGGGTTGCACCGCACGCTGAAGGCGTGTAAAGATCAGGCAAACGGTGGGTCATGTGGCTTCGCCGTTTGCCGCACAGCCGTCCATGGGGTCGGTCTGGCAATCGTCACTTGAAGCCAAGTCGCAACATGAAAGGACATGACCCATGGCTAAAACCACAATCGCGGACGTTGTAACGCCCGAAATTTTCACCCCGTATGCCTTGCGCGAAACGGAACAGAAGTCCCGCCTGATCCAGTCTGGGGCCGTCACGACTGACGAAGAAATGAACACCCTGCTTGACGGCGGTGGTCTGACCTTTGAAATGCCGCACTATGACGACCTTGAAGACGATGCGGAAAACATCGCCAACGAAGACAGCCCGATCAACCACCCCGGTGGTGTCGTTGACCCCGATCCTTCCGGCATCAACGCCGGTCCTGAAGTTGCCGTTCGCTTCGAACGCAACAAGTCGTGGTCCGCTTCGAAGCTTTCCAAGCTGCTTTCCGGTGATGATCCGCTTTCGGCCATTGGTGGCCGCGTGTCTGACTGGTGGGTTCGCCGTCAACAGGATTTGTTCATCGCCACTATGAACGGCATCTTTGCTGACAACGACGCCGCACCTGCTGGCACTGAACATGTTCAGGGTGACCTGACCGTTTCGCTGGCTGCTCTGAACGGCGGTGCCTATCAGGAAGGTCTGACCGACTTTGGTGCAAGTGCTTTCATCGACGCCACCCTGACCATGGGTGACAGCATGGAAGACCTTGGCATGGTCATGATGCACTCTGTTGTCTATGCGCGTGCGCTGAAGAACAACGACATCCAGTTTGAAACTGTTTCGAACAACGGTGAAGTCATCACGATCCGCACCTACCTTGGCCGCGAAGTCATCGTTGACGACGCCATGCCGTTCGCTGCTGGTCTGTATGAAACTTGGATGTTCGGCGCTGGCGCAATCGTTGCTGGTTCGGGCAACCCTGACATGCCGACCGAAATCGAACGGATCGCTGGTGCCGGAAACGGTAACGGTCAGGAAGTTCTTTGGAACCGTGTTCGCTGGGGCATGCATCCCAAAGGTCACGCTTACGTTGGCGCAACACCTTCCGGTGGACCGACCAACGCCGTTGTCGCTGGTGCTGGCAGCTGGGAACGCCGCGCGAAAGAGCGGAAGCAGATCAAGATCGCACGTCTGATCACCCGCGAAGCGTAAGTTTCGCACGACCCCGGTCGGGGGCTGGCATTTCCCTTGGTGCTGGCCCCCAACTGATCTGAAGACCATAAACGCAATCAGACATAGGACATGATCACATGAACATCCTTGAAGCCCTTTCCGCACTTGACACCGACAACGATGATGATTGGACCAAAGACGGTCTGCCCAAGACCGATGCTGTGTCTGAAGTCGTCGGTGAAAAGGTCACCCGTGAAATGATCACGGAAGTTGCCCCACTATTCACCCGCGAAAACCCTGTTCTTGAAGTTGAAGATCAGGCACCCGAAACACCCGCCGATCCCGGCACTGACCCGGACGCCGCGTCCGACGACGCATCTGATGACCAGACATCGACCGACGAAGGCGATGGAACTGGCGACGACGCCGCTGGCAATGATGATGCATCGAACGACAATATCGCTGATGAAAGCGATGCCCCGTCCATCCTTCCCGGTCGCTTGGGCAAGGCCCACCCTGAAGTGCAAGAAACAGCCGCTGCGCTGGAAGCCGCACAGAAGGAACTTCGCGCTGTTTCGATCAAGGTCCGCGCCGCGACCGTGGCACACAGCAAGGCCGTGCAGAAGCACACGCCGCTTACCCACACCGCTGAAGAAAATCAGCGTGGGATTATGAGCATCATCGACGCCGGTATGAAGCGCAAAGAAGCCAAGTTCGCAGAAGCCAAGGCGGTCAACGCTGCACTGGCCGCTGTGGGCAATCCGATTGACCGTGCAAACGCAAAGCCGGAACATCGTGGCCACGGGAACCTTCATTCCCAGAAGCCTGTGGCCGATCAGCAGTGATCACGCTGGTTTCCCTTTGGGAAAACGGCTGGCTTGATCCAGAAGTTGAAGCCTTTGCTTGGAAACAGATGTCATCCGCCTATTCGGTGGATGACATTGTTTTTTCACCATATCTTCTGCAAAGACGTTTGAAGCCTAGACAGGCGAAAACCATGGACGAAGCCCTTGGTATGGTGACAGGGGAATTGGTATTTCTGATCCCGGAAATTGGAACCCCGTTGGATAAGTTTGATCATCCAGAAGAAGCAGTGTATATTTTTGGTAATGCGAAGCAGGGAAATCGCGATGTTGTTGATCGACACGGCGGGTATGTAGTTCATATACCAACACCGAAACAGGTTGACATCTTTGGGATCAATGCTGCTGCAATAGTGCTTGCCGACCGTGAAAGGAAGAGAAATGTCAGTTGATCTGCGAACACAGCTGAATTCCTGTGACAGCATTTCTGGTGTTCAGGGGGATGGACCAACTGATGTGGACAACACAACAGGTTTTGTCTACCAAGGCACTAATTCATGGACGACCCAGCATACCAACAATGACGAACACATTTATGGACCTGTGGATGGCGGTTCAGCCGATCTGTCTGATGCTACTCTATACCTTATTTTGAAGGACAACCTTGTTCAAACCGCTGCGAATGGCGGTGTCCAGTATGTCATCGGTGATGGCACAGACCGAATTGGGTATGTTGTTGGCGGCAATGATGATCCCGGAATGCCATTGGATGTGTTCTGGAACTGTTATAAGTTGGATGTGACAGAACGTGCGAATGCGCCCTACAACAATACGTATGCTGGTAATATAAACAACCTGACTTTAACAGCTATCAGCCAAGTCGGTCTTGGCACTGTTCACTTGGCCAAGGCCCAAGGTAATGTGGACAATATCAAACTGGATCGAATGTCTTACCACGCGAATGGTTCTTATGCTTTGCGGATTAATGGGGGAACTTCAGGAACACCAGAAAACACAGCTGATGTGGAAACTGACAGCATCACAAACGGTTGGGCTATAATCACCAACCCAAAAGGTTCTCAATATGACTTCTACGCACCGACTGAATGGGGGGAACCAGTTGCAAACGCTGATGCCTATTTCAATGCGTCCGATGAACAGTGGACACTGGTTGGTGGCGCTGCAGGTATCGGACACTTTCCCTTTCGGGTTGTTGGAAATGCAACAGATACAGTTTCTTTTGAACTTCAGTCTGTATCAATTACGAATATTGGAACCCGTGCTTCCTTTGACATGTCGGACACTAATATTGACACCCTTGACTTGAATACAGTCACGTTCACTGATCTTGGCGCAATCACATTTCCCCCAAATACCGCGACCCGTGCAATCACAGCTATTATCTTCAATAACTGTGATCAAGCTTATCTAGATGACATCAATGCAACTTCAATCATCTTCAATGGAACAACAAATGCAGACGGTGCCATTCGTGTGGACACTGTTGGGCAATTGACTAATCAATCTGGTTTCACATTTAACAGTGATGGAACCGGACATGCTATCATCATCACGACAGCTGGCACCTATGATTTGAACGATTTCAATTTCAACGATTACGGTGCTGATGGGACAACTAATGCGGCTATTTACAACAACAGTGGTGGCGCTGTCACGTTGAACATTGTTGGGGGGAACAGTCCAACTGTTCGCAATGGAACTGGTGCTTCAACAACGGTGAACAATCCAGTGGTCCTGACAGTTGCTGGAATGCCTGTGGGTGCAGAACTGGTGATCACAGATGACCAAGACCCACCAAACGAACTGCTTCAGGTTGAAGCCACCGTGACCGGAACCGAAGTCTATAATTACCAAGGTGCTGATGCTGGAAACACGGTTGTCATCAACGTCATTCCAGACTATACAACAGACGGTGATGTGGCTATCTTCAACGAAGACTATGTTCTGGAAGCCACGAACCAGACGTTTAATGTTTTGGGCGACGATGATCGCGTTTATTCGAACCCGTAAGGAAAGGAAAACCCATGACGAAGATCGTTGACCCCGATCAGCTGAACCAAGGAACGGAAATTTCATATCTGACCGGCACAAAGCAGGTTCAGCTTTTTGTTGCTGGCAACTTGGATGACGCCAGCCCCGGTGCGACATCAGGTGTCATCAAGCAAGCTGTCTATTCCCACGGAAAAGAGGAATGGAAAGATGACAACGCGCTGAACAAATTCAAGTTTTTCCTGAAGGCTTTCACGAAGAACGAATTCTTGTGGATCAATGGCTGGATAGGGAACAACTGAAGGATGAGGTAATGGCCGTACACGATGC